ATGACCGATTTGACCACACCCGATCCGCACCGCGCTGCAAGCCTGATTACTCAATTACAAGACAGGTTACTGGCTTTGGGCCGAGATGAAGGCGAACTCCCGACCGCAGAAATCGAGAAAACGGCCAAAGCGATTAACGCTCTGATCGCCAGTCTTGAAAAAGCCGATCAATTCTTAAGCGAACGCGATGAAACAGCCCGGCTTGGGGATCGGTTGACGGGGCCATCGCGACAGACCCTGCTGCGCAAAATCAAACGCATGGTTGATAATGGCGTGCTGGACGAACTCGATGAATAGTCACGACGGGCTCGGTTTAGATCCGGTCGACATTGATAATGTGATGCGCGGTTGGAAAGCTCAGGCGCGCTTTGACCAGATTGCGCCTGATGATCCCGACTGGTCAATCTGGATGGTGCTCGGTGGCCGCGGATCGGGCAAAACCCGCGCGGGGGCGGAGTGGGTGTTGGAGCAGGTCAGGCGCGGTGCCGTTCGGATCGCGCTTGTTGCGCCGACCCTACACGATGCGCGGGAAGTCATGCTCGGCGGGGATAGCGGGCTGCTCAATGCCGAGTTCAGAAACGAACGACCCCGTTATGAACCGACCCGGCGTCGTGTTGTCTTTCCGAACGGCGCGATTGGCTATCTCTTCTCTGCTCATGAACCCGACAGTCTGCGCGGTCCGCAATTTGATTGTGCGTGGGGTGATGAGTTCTGCGCGTGGGCAGACCCAGAGGCAATGCTGTCGAATCTCCGTTTAGGTCTGAGGTTAGGGGCCCGGCCTCTTTTGTGTCTGACGAGTACGCCGCGTCCGATTGCTGCGCTCGACAGTTTGCTCGCCGATCCGGCGACGCGGCTGAGCAAGGCGCGGACTCACGACAATGCGGACAATCTCGCACCCGGTTTCATCGCCGCGATGGAAGCAACCTATGGCGGGTCAAGCTTGGGCCGGCAGGAGTTGGACGGAGAGATTGTGCGCGATCATCCCGGTGCGATTTTTCAACGCGCCGATATCGACACAGCGCGCGTGGCGGAGGCTCCGCCTCTGGACCGGATTATCGTCGCGCTCGATCCGCCCGCGACATCCGGCCATAAGGCGGACGCGTGCGGTATCATTGTGGTCGGTCGCAGCGGTGAGGGGCGCGAGGCAGAGGCCTACATTCTCTATGACGGCAGTTTATCCCGCTCCCGCCCGGAGGTCTGGGCCGCGCGAACCGTCGATCTCTATCACGCCTATGACGCGGATTGCGTATTGGCGGAAACTAATCAGGGCGGGGAGATGGTCGAGGCCGTTATTCACCAAATTGACCCGGATGTGCCGGTTCACCGTCGTCACGCTCGCCGGTCGAAATCCATTCGCGCGATGCCCGTCGGCCTGCTTTATGCACGTGGGCGCGTACGCCATGTCGGGCGGTTTGATGCGCTCGAAGACGAGCTCTGTGCCTTTGGTGGGCCACATCAAAACGGAAGTCCGGACCGGATGGATGCGCTGGTCTGGGCCGTGGCTGACTTGCTTCTGACGCAATCACAGCCGAATTTGCGTTTTCTTTAACGTCGCATTTACTACAATTCTCCATTCATATACCCATGCAATTGGAAATCGCCCTGTATGGCGGTTGAGGAGCCAAGCATGGCGCAACACGCAAAAACCAAACGTCGTCAAATGGCTGATCTTCAGATTGAGCTGCGAACCACAGATCGACAACTCGGTCAGCTCAATTGGGAATTGGCGCAAGAATTGGTGACGCTCGCGGATCAAGCCAATGATCCGGCCCCGCTCATCCAGGCTGTCGAAGCCCTGCGGTCGGCAACACGCTATTACACATTCGAAGACGCGCCGCGCGAACATGCGATGATCCAGAAGGCGATTGCAGATACGTTGCTGTCTCTTGGCCAGAAGACTGGTGATCGGGACTCATTGACAACGGCGCGCGATGCCTATCGCGGAGCGATCACGTTGGCGTCGCTCTTGTCTGATGAGGAACTCCGCGAGAGCTTGCGCAAGAGCTACAAAACGACCCAGACATTGCTCGGCGATCTTCCGCAGAACCCGTCCCTGTTTCAAGTCGCATAAACCTTCAATAATTCAATAACCTGCGTGTAAAGCACGCAAATCGGTCCCCGGCGTTCCGGGAGGCCCCATAAACCCCCTATCGCTGCTCAAAGGGTTTGGGCATCGAAGGGAACCACCTTCATGAAATTGCCATTTACCGGGCGCCACACGGTGTCCGCCGCTAATGCTGTGCCTGAAACAAAAAGCGGAACATCGGCTCAAACACCATTGGTCGCGGTAGAATTATCGCGCCAAGCCTGTTTCACCAATCCGGACTTCGGATCGCTTTGCCGCGAAGGCTTTGCCCGCAACCCGATTGTCTATCGCTGCGTTCGTATGATTGCGGAAAGCAGCACATCTGTGCCGCTACGAGGTGAGGGATTGCCTACGGAATCCTCTGAAGCTCTCGAGCGCTTCTATGGCTATTTACAGGTCGCCGGCTGCGCCTATCTTGAGGCCGTTTTGCTGGGGGACGAGGTTATTGGCCTTCGCGCCTTGCGACCCGACACGGTCACACCGCTCACGGATGCCGCGGGACGACCTGCAGGGTTTGAAGTTCGCTCGGATGGCGGTCGCCGCCTATTTCGGCGTGATCCGCTGACGGGGCGTTGCGCGATTATGGCGCTGGCCTTGTTTAATCCAATGGATGAGGCGGCGGGTCAGTCTCCCTTGCGTGCTGCCGCAACCAGCGTTGATTTGCACAATCAAGGGACGCGCTGGGCTAAGGCTCTGCTCGACAATTCTGCGCGTCCGTCCGGGGCGTTAGTTTACAAGGGCGGGGCCGGGGAGCGTCTCTCGCGGGATCAAATTGATCGGTTGAAAGTTGAGCTGGAAGCGGGCTTTACGGGTCCAGCCCGCGCGGGTCGTCCAATGGTTCTGGAAGGCGGGCTCGACTGGAAGACGATGGGGCTCAGCCCATCAGATATGGATTTCACACAGGGCCGCCGTGAAGCGGCGCGAGACATCGCACTGGCTTTTGGTGTGCCGCCGATGCTGCTCGGTATTCCGGGCGATAATACCTATTCTAATTACGCCGAAGCTAACCGCGCCTTCTGGCGGCAAACCGTGATCCCGCTGGTTGGACGCACGGCCCGGGCCGTGTCGGCTTGGCTCTCGGCTTTCGGTGATGAGGTGAGTTTATCGCCCGATTTGGACGCCGTGTCGGCCCTTGCGCCTGAACGTACTGCGCTCTGGACTCGTCTTGATGCAGCCAGCTTTATTGACGCGGATGAACGCCGTGCGCTTGCTGGATTGCCGCCTCGGGAGACAGTGCAATGAGCGCGGCGCTGAAACTCGAACGCACGGTCACGCTCGGCCTGATCGCCACCTTGTTCTTACAGACAGCAGGGGCATTGGTCTGGGTCGGCGGCGCGGAAGCTCGGATTGAAGAGCTAGAGCGCAACGTCGATATTAATTGGAGCATTAGCGAGCGGCTGGCCCGGCTGGAGGGGGAAACCGCCATGATGCACCAGATGCTGCGCCGGATCGAAGAGGCGCTCCACGATGAGGATTAGCGGCTACGCCTCTCGCTTTGATGAGCGAGATGCGGGCGGGGACAAAGTGCAGCGCGGGGCTTTCTCGGCCTCATTACTCTCACGCGTTAAACCAATCCCCATGCTGAGCGACCATCAACGCCGGATCGGAGTTTGGGACCGCGCAGTCGAGGATGAATATGGGCTCTATGTCGAAGGGCGCGTGTCCGATCCCGTCCTACAAAGACTGATCCGTAAAGGTCGGGTGAGGGGCTTATCGATTGGCTTTCGCACCCGGCGCGCCAAACCCGGTCCCCAACCAAATTTGAGGTCCGGAATTTCGTCGCGCGACTTGCTCGATCTTGATCTCAAGGAAGTCTCCGTCGTCGCCTTCCCGATGCTGAACTCCGCTCGGATCGACCAAATCTCAGATGACCAAATCACAGACGACCAAACCGAACGCACCAACCACAGGAGACCTGCGTGACTACCGCGACCCTAGAAACTAAAATGATGACCCCGGATTCGTCCGGCGATTTCGCTGCCACCTTCGCCGCCTTTCGTGACGCGAATGACGAACGGCTGGCGGAAATCGAAAAGAAAAGTGCCGCCGACCCGCTGCTCGAAGCCAAGGTCGACCGCATCAATAAGCGCTTAGAAACGCTCTCAGTGAGCCTGTCCCAACCGGGCCTGCAGACAGCACGCGATGAAACTAAATCAGCATGGTCGCGCTTCATCCGCTCAGGCGATGAGACGGCCCTGATCGAGGCGAAATCGCTATCTTCGACTGACGGAGACGGCGGCTATGTTGCTCCGATTGAGACGGAAAGTCGGATCGACACGGTGCTGACCGAAGCCTCTCCGTTCCGGCGCATTGCTACGGTGCGCAAGATCGGCAGCGGCCAGTTCCGCAAGCCTGTTAGCACGACGTCAGCCATTGCGGGCTGGGCGGGCGAAACGGACGCGCGGCCCGAAACAACGGCACCGACACTGGCCCTGCTCGATTTCCCGGCAGGTGAGCTCTACGCCATGCCCGCAGCGACGCAGGCACTGCTCGATGACAGTGTCGCTGATGTTGATGCGTGGCTGGCCGAAGAGGTTCGCGATGTGTTTGCAGCCCAAGAAACGGCAGCGTTCGTCTCTGGTGACGGGGCCAACAAGCCACGCGGGATCCTGTCTTATCAAGCCGGGGCCGACGCTCTGACTGCGATTACGACGGGGACAGCAAACGGTTTCACGCCGGGTGATCAATACGACACGCTGATGGATCTGATCTACACGCCCAAATCCCATTACCGTCCGGGCGCGAGTTTCGTCATGAACCGACGGACCCTGTCTGAGATCCGTAAGATCAAAGATGCCGACGGGAATTATGTCTGGACGCCGGGCGCGGAAGCCGGGCAGCCGAGCCAGCTTCTCGGCTACGCGGTGACCGAAGCCGAAGACATGCCAGACATAGATACGGGCGGGTTTGCGGTCGCCTTTGGCGATTTCCGCCGGGGTTATCTGATTGCGGATCGACAGGGCGTTCGCGTGTTGCGCGACCCCTATTCGGCCAAGCCTTATGTGCTGTTCTACACGACCAAGCGCGTTGGAGGCGGTGTCCAAGACAAGGACGCGATCGCGCTGCTGGAGTTCGCAGCCTAGCCATTGATGACCCTGCGTTTCGGCGCAGCTCACACCCACTCACAATCACCCATCGGCGCTCGCGCCGGTGGGTTTTTCTTTGCCATTTCGGAGGGACCCTAGCCATGCTGATTGATTTACAACCCCCGCCCGTCGAGCCGATTTCGCTCGCTGAGGCCAAAGCCTTTATCCGCGTCGATCACGATGATGAGGACGCGCTGATTGCCACACTGATTGCATCTGCACGAGAGAGGCTCGAAGCCTATCTCAACATCGCCATGATCGCGCGTCCGATGCAGGTGAGCGTCCCAGCCGCCTGCGAGGTTCGGTTGCTGCGTTGGCCCGTGATCAGTGTTGAAACCGTTCTATCGGACGGAGTTGAGATGACGGATTATCACGTCGATCTCCGCCGTCGTCCCGCGACCTTGTCGGTCTTTGCGACGGACCATATCGAGATCGCCTTCACGGCTGGCTATGGCCCAGATCCGGAAGATGTTCCCGCGCCCTTGCGTCAGGCCATGCTGCTGCTCGTCGCGCGCGGGTTTGAGCACCGCGACGGCGATGCTGACACCATGCCACTTATGGTCGATGCGCTGACCATGCCCTACCGGGTGGTCGGGCTATGATCGGGCAACTGAGGCACAGGCTTGGCCTTTATGCGCCGAACCGCGTTTCGGACGACCTTGGCGGCACGATCACCAGCTGGTCGTTCCAACGCGCCATTTGGGGCGCGGTCGAACCGAAATCCCTTAGCGAAACCCGCGAAAATGGGCGGCTCGCCGTCACACAGACCTACCGCGTCACCGTGCGGCATATGAGCGATTTTCCAGAACGCGCGCGCCTCGTTTGGCGCGGACGAACTCTGCGCGTTGTCGCCGCGTCCGATCCCGACACGCGCCGCGAACGATTACATTTGATCTGTGAAGAGGAAGTCCGATGAGCGCGCTTAACTTAGCGGCGGATGCGCTGACCCTGCAGCAAAGCCTGCATACGGCTTTGTCGAACGATCTGGCGATAACAGCCGCGCTGGGTGATCCCATCCGCGCCTTTGACGATACGCCCGACGATCCGGTTTATCCCTATCTCACCTATGGCCAGACCCGGTCAGAGGATACGAGCGGGGACGCCGCCCCGCAATCGTCACACCAGACAACGCTGCATCTGTGGAGCCGCTATGCTGGCCGCGCCGAAGTGTTCGATCTCTTGCGTCTGGTTTCAGACACGATCCGGGACGGCGTACCGCACACAGTCTTGCCGCTCTACACCGATGTGTTTCGCGCCCCCGATGGGCGCACATTTCACGGATTGCTGCGCCTGTCCGTCACCCTGACACTGGAGACAACGCCATGACCGCTACCCATACGCCACAACGAGGCCGCGACATGTTGCTGAAGATCGAAGATGGCGGGGCCTATACGACTGTCGCCGGGCTTCGGACCAAGTCGATCCGGATGAATAGTCAGACGGTCGATGTGACCGATCAAGCGTCAAATGGCTGGACAGAGCTGCTGCCAGAGGCGGGCATAAGATCGGTCAGCGTGACCGGGTCCGGTGTGTTTCGGGACGCAGAATCCGATGCCCGCGTACGCTCCGCTTTCTTCGCGCAAGAGGCGGTCAATGCGCAGATGATCATTCCAGAATTCGGGACGATTGCGGCGTCCATGCTGGTCACCGGATTAACTTATGGCGGCACATTTAAGGGTGAGGCGAGCTTCGAGCTGACTTTGGTTAGTGCCAGTGAGCCGAGTTTCACGCCCGCATGATCCACGGCTCGGGGTTTCGGCCCGGTGATGTGACGACCGAGATCGGGACATTGCGCCTAACCATCGGCGGATTGGCAGAACTGGCACAGACATTGGACGCGCCAGATCCCATCGCTCTCGCCACCCAAATCCAGGCTCTAACCCCGGACATGGCGCGCCACCTGCTCACCGCTTTGCTGCGTCCCTCCGGCGCAAGCGGTTGGGTGGCGCGCCTCTCAGACACGCAGATTGCCGGGCTTATGCCAGCGGCCTCACGCTGTATCGCGCAGGCACTGTCATGACGGCACTGTCATGAGCTGGCCCTTCCAAGCTTGGCACCGATTGGCTGTGCGTCACCTCCATCTCAACCCGTCCGAATTCTGGGCCATGCCGCTGGCAGATTGGCTGGCGCTGATTTCGCCTGACACGCCCGCGCTCGATCGGACGGCCTTGACCCAAATGATGAAAGACTATCCCGATGACTGATTTAGATGAGGCAGCAGCCGCCATTGCGGCGCTCGACGCGGCGCCCGCTGTGCAAAGCGCGGGCAAAATCGCCGATGCGTTCGAAGCCGCCGGAGCCCGCATCTCTCGCTCGCTCGAAAGCGCGGCCAAGAGTGGTGAGCTGTCCTTCAATGCGATGGCGGAAACTGTGCTGACCGACTTAGCGCGGCTTGCTGTCAGTGAGTTGATCGAAGCCCCGCTCAACGCGTTAGTCGATGGTCTGACAAACAGTCTCGGTAAAGCCAGCAGCAACACCACCGTCAATCTCAATGTCAGCGGGTCGACTGATCCGGGCGGTTTCCGTCGCTCCGAAGGGCAGATCGCGGCGACGCTCGCGCGGGCCGTCTCGCTCGGTCAGCAGAGGATTTAGATATGGCGTTTCATGATGTCAGCTTTCCGCTCAACTTGGCGTTCGGCGCGAGTGGTGGGCCAACTCGCGCTGTCGATATTGTCGAACTGGCGAGCGGTCGAGAGACTCGCAACACAGCTCAAAGCCGCGCGCGCCGCCGCTATAATGCGATGACGGGTGTAAAGTCCGTTGAAGATGCTTGCCTGCTGTCCGACTTCTTTGAAGCGCGTTCCGGCGCGCTGCATAGTTTTCGGTTTCGGGATCCCGTCGATCATAGCTCTGGCCAAGCCGGTCCGAGCTTCAGCGATCAGCTCATCGGGACAGGAGACGGAACGACAACGACGTTCCAGCTCGCAAAACGATATGGCGATGTCGTTCGCCCGATCACGCTGCCAATTCCCGATAGTCTTGTGGTCGCCGTCAACGGCATCTCTGTGCCGTTCTCATTGGCAGAGCGAGGGCTGGCTGAAATCGATGCGCCGCCGACCGGCGCGAGTGTGACGGCCGGGTTCTTGTTCGATATACCCGTGCGATTTGATACCGACTCGCTTTCCCTTTCGCTCGATACGCATGGTGCAGTTTCCGTGACCGATATTCCTCTGATTGAGGTGTTCGATCATGCGTAACCTGTCACCTGAGTTGGAGGCGCATCTTGCCAGTGGCACGACGACCTTGTGCCGACTATTTATTCTGACGCTTGCCGATGCACGACGGTTTTCTTTCACGGATCATGATCGTCCGCTGGATTTCGAGGGAGTAATGGCCCGTCCAATGCTGGCGGCTGAGACGGAACAACGCGCCGGTTTCGATGCCGACTCCGGCGCGCTCAAAACCGTCTTTGACGTAGATTTGTCGCGAGAAGATCTCCTGTCGGGAGCGCTGGACGGGGCAATGCTCGCTGAGCACCGCGTCAATTGGGCGGACCCGTCACAATCCGTGCTGATCACGACCGGGCGCATTGGTGCGGTCACGGTGAGCGGTGACGGGTTTGAGGCTGACTGGCTGGGTCAAGCGACGCTGCTTGACCGCTCTACCGGACGGGTTTTCTCACGCCGTTGCGATGCAGAATATGGAGACGCGCGTTGCGGACTGACGGCTCAACCGGGTCAGAGCTGCGCGCGAACCATGGACGCCTGTAAGGCCTTCGGAAACACGCTCAACTATAGAGGGTTTCCGTATCTACTCGGCGACGACGTTCTGCAAAAGGGCGTCCATCTCACGCCGACCCGCGACGGCGGTTCTCGTTATGCGTGA